CCAGACGAACTTAAACAAAGTTTAAATCTGGTAGTTAAACATATTGGTTTAACTTGGAATGTTGATACTTCCAAAATAAAAGCTATCGCACAAAGTTAATGATTGACAAGTCTGGGATATTCTGGCAATATCCCAGACAGAAAGGATAACAAATGGACATAGAAAAAATAATTAAAGAAGTGAAACAAATTGAAGAACAATCAGAGTTTATTGTTTCCTGGTTTGCAAAAAAATATCAAAAAACTATCAGAAGAGTTGGACATCTAAACAAAGATGGTTGCAGAACTTGGGAGGATTACAAAGGAAATAAATTAATGTGTTTCTGGGATCCAGTTATTAATAGATACACAACTTGTATTAACCCAGTAATCACTTATAAAAATAAGAGGAACTAAATGGCAGAGTCAACTAAATTTTTTAGACAGAAAAAAGGTCAGTGGGTTTGGATCTTTGATTTAAAAACAAATAGAAAAAAGAAAGTGGAGCTGCAACTTTTATTAGATAAAATAAATAATAATATATTAGACCGAAAATACTTTGCACTGAAGGAAGAACGGGATGAATTTGCAAAAGATTGCAGATCATGATCTCTGGTTGCTATGATATAGCAACCTGAGATCAGCGGGACGGGTTCGCGACTGTACCGGTAGCGGCCCGCTGGTCCACAAGCCGGCAAGCCTACAAGCTTGACAGGTTTTATGTTATGGGATATTATAAGAATTTAGAAAGGAGAATATATGAACAACGATGAATATTCACATTTAATTAATGACAATTTACATAGAATAGCAGCAGCTCTAGAAGAGATTCTGCGACTGGTGAAGGAAGACCAGGAGAGGATGAAGAAGTTAAATGAAGATTAAAGAAGCAAAAGCAATTACTGGTTCGATGACTCGAACCAGTAAAATGCCGGGCCTGAGCTACAGTTTACCTGCCTGGGAGTGTAAAACGGGGAGCAGGTTACGGAAGGTTAAGAATAGCGTTTGCAGCATGTGTTACGCTCTGAAGGGTAACTATACACGGTATAAAGCAATTAAGGCTGCGCAATATGTAAGACTGAAGGCCATCAATCACCAGCTGTGGACCGCTGCAATGGTGGCGCAGGTGAAGCGTCAAAAATATTTCAGATGGCACGATGCAGGAGACGTCCAGTCCCTGGTCCATCTTAACAAGATCTATGAGGTTTGCAGATTAACTCCTTCTACAAACCACTGGATGCCGACGCGTGAAGCGTGGGTAAAAGATCACCTGGCGGAGAAGCCAAAGAATCTAGTTATCCGATTCTCTCCGCCGATGATCAACCAGCGTAATGACAGCTGGCCAAACTCTTCAATGGTGGTCCTGAAGGATGCAACCTGTCCAGCCCCGAAGCAGGGCGGCAAGTGTGGAGACTGCAGGGCGTGTTGGGATCCGAAGGTTAAAGTTGTTAGTTACGGCAAACACTAATGATCTGGCATCACCCGAAGTATTACAAAGAGCTGGCCAAGAAGCGCAAAGAGCTCGAAAGGCAACAAGCCGACAAGCCCACGAGCCAGCAAGCCGACGAGCCCACAAGCGAACAAGCCGACAAGCCCGCAAGCGATCAAGCGTCCAGCGGTTCGCGAATCAACAAGCGCTCAATATAGGTCCAATCATTCTCTGCGAGGGAAGGTACTTCACGATAGTCTGCAAGCAGACCGAGGATCGAGGAACTTTCATAAAGTTTTATCGAAGAGGAAGAGGCCTCTTCGATAAGGATAAAGTTACGTTGCTTTCTGGTCAGATGAAATAGTTTCTGGTGTGCAGAGAAGTGTATTTTTTTACCTGTTGCAATCTTTAACTCAACCATAAAAAAACCACAATTATCATGGTATCCCAACAGATCTGGCGTACCAAAACTACTCCAGGATTCCAGTCTAGTCCACTGAATCTTGGGTGTATTTTTCTTTACTTTTTGCCAAAGTTTGGACTCTGGTTTCATCGTACGAAGCCTTAAAAAGTTGTCTTACAATTGTAGTAGTTGGATTGATATCAAAGTCTCTTGCACATCCAGATAACAATATAAATATTAGTATTAGTCTCACAATTGACTGATACGATAAATTACGTTATAAGTCAAACATTATGGGAGTCCCAGCAAAATTAACCGAAAGACAGATAAAGTTTGCAGAGTTATTAGTCTACAATGAGGGTAGATTATCTCCTGCAGAGGCAGCCTTTCAAGCAGGTTATAAAACTAGACCAAGACAAGCTGCATCAGAATTAAGAAACCCAAAGATATCTCCTTTGGTAGTTAAATACATTGGTGAGTTAAGAGCTGAAGTGCAAGAGAAGTATGGTATTAGTTTTGAGAAACACATATCAGAGTTAGCACAAATTAGAAACCAGGCATTAGAAAAAGGTGCTTGGTCTGCTGCAGTAAATGCAGAAGTTGCACGTGGAAAAGCCGGTGGGTTATACGTAGATCAAAAACTTGTTATGACAGGTAATGTCGATAACATGTCACCTAATGAAATCAAAGACAGACTCAAAAAGATTTTAGAAGACAATAAAGAGTTAATTAATATTACCCCTGAAGAGATAAAATTAGAAGAGCTAGAATTACCAAAAGCATCAGACCATGAGACTGATTAAATATATTATTAAACTTTTGCCAAATTCTTAGGCCGTTGTTTCTTATTTTTCTTATCCATTCCATAAGTTATTCCTTGTGGGTTAGGACCACGCACTGGTGGTATTGCGCGCCATTTTACGTTAGGCATGTTTTTAGTCAAGGTTTTATTTTTCATTTATTTTTTCCATCTTTAACACACATCCTCTTGGAAATACATTTCTATCACTAAACAATTCATCATTTTCTTCGTAAGATGCAAACGTTCTAACATTCTTTCTATCTTTGCAAAGTAAGTATGCATGGGTAATCATTACAGATGGCATCATGCCTAATGCTGTATGTAAATCTGCATGCGAAGAATCACCCGTGATATCGACCCAGGTAATTTTGTAAAAGTAATATCGTTTCTTTTTGATAACTACAGATTTGTACTTTGATTTCTTGAGTTGTCTAGGCATGTGATCTTATACTATAAGTGGAATATTTGGGCAAAAAAGTTTTCATAAAAACAAAAAGGGTCGCGCACGCCGAGTACATCTGTGCCAAGGCATATTTGCAAAAAAGCCAGTAAATACACCATTTGTGCCAAGCTGTGCCAACAGAAATCAGTGTCGTGGCACACCTATTATTCGCTAATACCAACACTTCTAATCGATTTTGACTACTGTGCCACCTGTGCCACCATATTTTTTTGATGACTGAAAAAAAAATTTGCCCTAGAATTCTACTATACACTGGCACACTACTTCTCCATATTTTTGACAAAATTAAGGCTTGCCGTATTTGTGCCATTTTTAATAATTTTACGGACTCCAGGCCCCTGTATCTCAAACTTAGCATATGGTGCCCACTGCTTACGTATCAGATTTAGTTCTAAAATCAGATTCGACCATTGTTTGGGACTTATGTTTGTCCCGACTATACTCACCTTTTTCATAATCTATACACAGCTTACCCTCTAAATGGTCCATCTCATGCTGTATGCATCTGGCCTCTAGATTGTAAAATGTTTTTCTTTGCTCCTTTCCATCTTGATCTTGGTATTTTAGAATAATTCTAATGTGTCTTTTTACATCTCCTTGCTTACCTGGAGCTGATAAACAACCCTCAGTATCGCGTAATGTTTCATCAGATTTCTCTACTATTTCTGGATTAATAAATACTTTGTATTCTTCTTGACTGCGTGAACAATCCATAACAAACATACGAAGTTGATAACCAACCTGTATTGCAGCCAAACCAATACCATGATTTTGGTACATAGCTCTTGCCATAAATTTTATAAGCCTACTGGTCTTATCATCTAGTGGAAAAGGCACGTTATTGCTTGCTAATCGCAAAAATACGTCAGGATACTTGACCAATTCTATATACATAGGTGCCTCTCAGTCTCCCGATTGGCACCCATGAGGCCTTTATCCATTATGGATTCTGTCATTGTTTATACGTTGTAGATTGTAGGTTAATAAATTTTTTATCTTGTTTTAAAACTACACGCCAGGCAGCAGAACTATTTATCTTACCTATTAGTCTACTTTCTTGTAACTCTATTCTACCTACTTCAGCAAGGTTTCCATTATCTGTTTCCATATAAATAAAACAATCAGATATGGCAGTCCCTTTGTTACCATCAGTGAATTTTCCTAGAATTTGCTGCAGATCTCTTAACCTCAGACTCATCTAATTTCCTTCCTATTATTTTTACTAATTCGTACCATTTTTTTCTCCACATCTCTCTCATTTCACCACTAGTTTTGTGATACATATTTGCTATGTTATCCAATCGTCTTTGATCTTGTTTTATAATACTCATCAACCCTCCTTAAAAAGTTATGTTTGTGTTTTTGGAATTCCAACCCTTCAATTACAAACTCTTGATAAAAGTTATCTTTACTACACATCATAACTATACCTTTTGAAATAGATGTTTTGTAAATAAAATTATGTGCCATGGCATACGCTGCCAACTGCAAGCAATAATCTTCTATCCATTCTCTCTTCTTTGGTTTGTTAGTTTGTTTGAAATCCATGATGGCGTCCTGTCCTTTGTGAACGCCCACTAAATCTGTTTGCCCTGCATATAGGCCTGGATAATATAACGTGCATTCTGTGCCGTAATATTCTGAAACATTACATAATCCTTTTTGTATTACCTGCAGAGCCATATTATGTGCTTGTTTACCTACGTTGGTCAGGTCCAAATAACCTTGTTCTAAAATATATTTCTCAAGTATCTTGTGCATCGCCGTTCCGCGCGCCGCAGACTCTGATACAATCTTCTCAGCAGCATCCTCCCCGATCCGCGCTGCCCAGTCCGCGAGACCTTGTTTTTTATCCTCGGATTCTGTAGCTTTCAATATTGTTGTTACACTTGGTAATTTTTCTTTTCCAACATCGTAATGTCGTAAACCATCCACGGATTCACGCACTGTTTTTGGGTATACAAAACAATTATTTTTTCGCATTATGCCTCGGCAGTGTAGTATGAATTAAATCATGATATTGTTGGGTTCTTTTCATTAATTGTCTTTTATTATTTATTTTAGAATATTTTAATAAATGTTTGTAAAGATTACTTAATTGTTCCCAACCACCTATGATTAAAACTTTAGTTGTTTTCCATTTTTCAGGATTTCTACCTTCTCTTTCTTTTGTATTTTTATAATCTTTAATTTCATCTTTGTTAAATTTATATCCTTTTTCTTCTAACTGATTTTTAAGATAAGCAAGATGGCCAAAATTATTAGAGGTTAGTCTGTAAAGACAACGATAAGAGCTTGAAATTCCTATACCTTTCCAACCTTTTTGATGTCTTAATTCAAATGTTATACACCCTTCAGCGTCTGTATAACCAGCTAAATAAGCATAAGAAAATTGTTTATCATTAGTTAAATATTCTACAGGACATTTTAAATCTGTTAATATATTTTTAACAAATAATTTTTTTTCTAATAAATATGGGTATACCATGAATAAAAAAACTTCAGCTTTTGCTTTACCAAACTCACACAGCAAAGTAGGTTGGGTGTTTGTCTTAACATCGTAAATTTTTCTTCTAACACTAAGATCAAAAATATTAGCTAATTCTGTTAAAGGTTCGGCGTTAACTTCTTTTAATTCTAAAACTATTTTTAGTTTTTTACCTGGTCTATCTTTACGTTTGAAATATTGTATACTACCATCACCATCAATCATACCAGCATAATAAGCTTTTTCATCATTGGTAAACTTATCTAAGATGTCATTATAAATAGGCAGTGCATTACCGTGTTCATCAAATAAATATCTTAGATGTTTTGTTTTACTTTCATAAATTGTTTCTGATTTTGTTGTCATTTTATATTCCTTATTACTATGTATATTATAACTAAACCTATCATCAGACAGACCATGTTATAACCAAACATACCTAATCCATACGCAGCTGTCATTTTCTTTTACCTCTTATTATTTTAGCTTGTTTACGCCAGGCCCAGGCACTTAGTGTGCCAGCCCAACCCATTACCCATAAATAAAACTTTAACATCATTCCAAAGCCATTTTAATTTTGTAGTCTTCTAAACTTACAACTTTGTCATTCATTAACTTACCTGAATAATGATCTAGTATCTGTTGTATCTTGGGTAATTTCGTGTGAGCGTGAGGCCATAAAAGACAACACACATAAAAAGCATCTCTAAAAGTACAACGCCATTTCCATTGCATTAAATATTTGGTGCCATCTTTACGTAAACCTTTGCGTGGTTTCTTAACTACGGTCCCTACCCCTAACACATCATGTAACCATTTAATTACAGACTTGTCTGTCATGGTAACTTCCATACTAATTCTTTGTGAGATAGATGTTCTGTATCCATTACCTTTGTGTTTCTTTTTTTTCTCTGGTCTTTTTGCAAAGTATATGCTGCCTTCTCCATCAAAAAGTCCTGCAATGTATGCTGCTTGTTCATTGGTTATCGTCATAAAGCACCTGTTCCTTACCGTCGTAGTCGTAATAATATCCAGTTACTTTCTTTTTTCTTTTATATCTTTTCTTTGATTCTACTTTCTTTTGTTTATATCGCGGTGTTCTTAATATTTTAGCTAAAAAGTTTTTAATCATTGTAGCCTCTTTGAACCCATTGCTTCTAAAAATTCTGGTGTGGGTTCTTCTATTAATAATTCACCGGCAGAGTCACATTGTTCACACTGCACAATTTCGCTATTGTCTCTAAAATCTTTTGATGTGTCTCCAGTAGCGATACGAATGTATCCATTACCATGACACATTGGGCATATACATGCATGTTTAGCTATTTTTATTACTTTTCCCATTTGACCTGACACCTTTGTTGTCCATAAAAAATCTGATTAGTCTTCCAATCATCTTTGATCTGGTCCTATTAGTTTTATTAGCAAGTACACCTAGCTGCTCCCAATCTTCGCGTGGAACCGATAGTGATTTAAATTTAGCTGGATCAGCCATTATCTCTCCCTCGTATT